ATGACAGATAATGATAGGGGTGCTATTTCAGTAGATAAACAAGTGGAGAGATGGTTGATACAAAGTTACTCTCAATCAAGACAAATGAAAAATATAATAACACAAATAACTGTACCTGGTGATCATAATAGAGTTGTTGGTGAAATAATAGAACTAAAATATCCTTCAAATTATTATCCAACTGAAGAGCATTCTTTTTATACAGGACTTTATTTGATAACGAAAGTTCAACATGCAGTAGTACATGGCAATAGTTATCTAACAACAATGGAATTAGCAAAAGATGCGTTATTTTCTAGATTAGTTAAGAAGGAAGAAATTACAGGAGTTGGTGGTGATGACGAGGATACAGACCTTTATGACTCTAATACAGACACTTCGTATGGTGATGGAACAGGATCAAAGGAGAACATGTGAGCAGTTCAACCATTTTAAATAAGAGTGATACAAAAGATTTTATGGGAAAAGAGGACTTTATCTGGTTCTATGGTGTTGTTGAAAATAGAAAAGACCCGATGTTTCTTGGAAGAGTTAAAGTGAGATGTATTGGGTTTCATACAGATGATAAAACATTAATACCAACAGGAGACCTTCCTTGGGCAGATGTTATTCAGCCAGTAACATCGGCGGCAATATCTGGAATTGGAACAACCCCTACAGGACTAGTAGAAGGTACTCATGTATTTGGATTTTTTAGAGATGGAAGAGAAGCACAAGAACCAGTTATTTTAGGAACATCTGGCGGTATGCCTGAAAATATTGCAAATCCTGATAGAGGATTTAATGATTCCAGATCAATCTATGAAAGACGAAATGCTCCCTACCCCCCTCTTTATATTGATAGGTTTATTTCAGGTATTCCTGCAAAAGTTATAGAACATAGTCAAACTTTTGAAACGCCCGATCAGTATGACTTTGTTGGAGAAACTCCGATGAAAGGTGGAAGAATTTGGTTTGGAAAAAATGAAAATGGATCGAAAATTCAAGCAAATATTTTTAAGCCTTCAGGAGCAGGGTCTCCGGGATCGGTTGCGGCGTATCCTGACAAGAGTGAGGCACCACTATTGCAATCTCAGCTTTTTTCTAGAAATCCTGATGAAAATAGAGTGATATTTGATAAGAATGGTATACCACTTATGTCTTTACCATCAACGACTTTGCTTGCTTTAAATAGAATAAAGTTTCTGGATGAGTATGCTTTGGAGGGACAGGAGAGGGCGAGAGATCCGAGATCTTCTGTTCATCCTCATTCTCAGGTTGAAATGCAGACCCACAGAGTTTCAGGAAGTTTAAATGCAACTCAGTCGAATTTGCATACAAAAATTGCGACAGCAAAGATCGGCGAGACGTGGACTTTACCAACACATCCATTTAATCCCGAATATCCTTATAACCACGTTACATATACTGAAAGTGGACATTTATTCGAATTAGATGATTCTCCGGGTGCTGAAAGAGTTAGATTATTACATAGAACTCAAAGTTTTCTTGAATTTTTACCAGACGGTTCTAGAGTTGATAATACTGTTGGTAAATCTTATTTTCTTTGTGACACAGATGTTCATTCTCACATTTATGGTGATGAGATAAAACATGTTGAAGGAACAATGAACCATGTTTATAATTCTAGGGGTGTGGGATGCAATCATCTAAAATTTACTGGAGATGGTGATGTGAATATGGAAGTCGAGAAAGGAAATTATAAGATTGATCTAAAAGATGGTGACATGACCATTAAAGCAAGAAATCTTAAAATTATAGGAACAGCTAAAGGACAATCAAAATTTCAATTACAACAAATGGCAATGACCGCTGGAGATCCATCAATGCCTGTAAAACAAGTTGGACAAGATAAGCAAGAAGAATATGGAGATGTACAGATGAATTGTACAAATTATGATCCAGCCATTGCAGGAAGTTCTAAAACGAATATAGGTGCAGATTGTGAAGTGACAGTAGAGGGAAGTTCAAATGAAATCGTAAAGGGTATATTTGGTCCGGGCATGAAAAAAGTATGTGTAGGAAAATCAATTATTATGGAATCTCAAAATCCAGCAAGGGGAACTGGTGGTGTTATATTAAATAGTGGACCCGAAGGATCAGCATCATCTTTAAAATTAGATGGAAGTGGACTGGATGTTAAAAGTGCATTGGGTGATATTACTGTAGATGCATCTATAGGAAAGATAGATCAAAAAGCAGGAACTAATTTTTCTGTTGAAGCTGGTACAGAGATAGAAATTAAAAATTCAAGTGCTAATATTAAAATGGATGAGGCAGGACTTATTTCTATAAAAGGGGCACAATCTGATATTCATACTTTATTAAAAAAATTATCGATGGCATTGCAAAATATGACTTTTTCGTCCCCTGCGGGACCAACTACTAGTATCATTAATATGAGTGAATTTACTGCATTTGATGCAGAAATAGACAAGGTATTTCAAGCATGAGTAAAAAAGAAGAAGAAGAAATTGTTTTAGAACAAAAACCAATAGTTAATGGAAATATGTTAGAAGTTTTGGACAAAGTTTTAAATTTTAATAGTGATTATTTGGCCTTTTTAGAGAATGAGTTAGCTGTTAAAAAACAACAATTATTAAAAGAAATGGAAGATAATGGCTGAAGCTGTAATCCCAACAAAAGAAAGTACAGATCCTGGGACCTCCCAATCAGGAGATGATGTTTATTTAAAACAAATGCAGGGTTCTCCTTTCGGTGGATCTGCAGGTGATGCAATGAATGCATTTTTAGAGGGATTAAGTGCATTTGGTGCTGAATTTTCAAGAATTTCAGACACATTAATTCAGTTTTTTCAAGCAACCAAAATGTTTTTACAGGCATTTAAAAATCCTCTTACTGCGGCTTTAATTGAAACTATTGATGCTTTGATAGAGGCACTTGAAGAATTAGATCGAATGGGATTTGGTAATCTTTCTGTTTGGCCCTGGCAACATGGAACCTATCCTGCAATGTTGGATACCTCTAAATTGAATTCCGCAATCACGAGTCTGGTTGCCGCTATGGAAGGAACGCCTGCTTCTTCACTTGGTTATAGTGAAAGTGGTGCTTTCGTAAAAACAGTAAATGGAGAAGCCTTACTTACTCCAGATCAAGAAGTTTATAGAGTCAAGAGAGATGGCGATCCTGGTGGTTTGACAAAACGTGCGATTTATGATGCGTTGCAGGGTATTCGTAATTTTTTTCATCCGGAAACATGGAAAGGCACATCTATGTTTTATACGGAAGAGGGTTCAACCGCAAATAAAATTACGGACGCGGTTAAAGATTCGCTTGCTGATTCAATAGATTTTATGCAAAAACATATGTTCGTTAGAGAGTTGCCCCCCAAAGAAGTTGTAGATAAAATACTAATGTCTTTATCTGGAAATAGTCCTGATAGCAATAAACCAGTTGGAACGGGGCCCTATAAAGCATTTATGATTATGTTTGCTCTTCCAACAATAAATGGAACAGTCGGGATTCTACAATCTTTTGTGGATTATTTTGCGGGTACTATTGGTGATGAACTGATTCTGGGATTGTTAGGAGAAGTAAAACCAGATGAAAAAGAAGAAACAATTACATTAGGAGAACCTCTTTGGAAACCATCGGGACTTAAAGATGCGCTGGATCGGTTCACAGATGCAGGAGGACGAAATTGGCCCTGGGAAAGTAGGGAAGAATGGTATTATGAACTTTCAGATTTTAAGGTGAGGCCTAATCTTATAGATGGAAAATACACAGACGGGAAACATGAAAATAAAATAGATAAAATACCCATGTTTAAACCAGGGGATAAGATCATTCAAGAAGGGGGTGTATTAGGATTTTCGAGTTTTAATGCTGAAGTTATTAATCATCTTCCAATACTTATTCAAAATGGTATGATTTTACAAAATAGTGTTAGGGTAAAAGGTGTTAGAGGTCAGTTTATGAAAACAAATCATAAGTCTCTTAATACAGCTACAACACCAATTGTCCGAGCAATTTCAAATAAACTTGAACCTACCGTTATTTCACAAGACTCGTATCCAATTTTTAGATCAGACACATTAGAAAAACCTATTTTAAGACCAGAGGGTGCTTTTTTTGCAACAATTCGGACAGGTATGACAATATTAAAAGACATTATACCTGCTGGTCCGTGGGGCATGCAACTTAGAGGCATATGCGAATCTCACGAAGATTTCGGCATAGGTCTTGCAAATGCCTTGAAGAGCAGTAATGGTAAAAACTATGTTTCATTATATATGGAGTTTTTCCAAAGTGTTAAAAAAGGAATGGTTGTCGATCATCAATTTTTGCAACCATTTGACCTATCTGACAGAGCATTTAATTTTTACAATGAGTCATTTTTTACGGGTACCGATTTTCAATTTAACTATGGTAAATTACTAGATGTAGTTCCATCGATAGGTGTACAGTGGCATGTTGCTAAGATTATTCTGGACGGTGTGGAGGTAGAAAGTCTGAATGATTTGACAGAAGACAAACTTTTTGATTATGGTATCGTTTCAGATACAGAAACTGCGATCAAAGGAGGGGCTGGTACACCAAGTGAATCACCTACTGCAATGAAGGACTTGCGGTTCGAATTAGGAACGTTAAATGCTGATGGATCATATTCTACAGATTTTCTTAATTTTGATATTAGTGGTGCAATAGCTCCACCAAATGAAGTAGTATATTCTTGGCAAACAAGAATATCTACTGGAAAACCTACTCCCCCATTTGGTCCTCCTAATCCGCCAGTCCGATTCTTTACGGATAGTAAAAATGTTTCTCCTAATTGGAAATATATAAGAGTTTCAGATTTATTTCCAGCATATGGGCAAACTATACATGAAGCAATCGGTCAGGTAAAAAAATTCAAAAAACAAGTTGAAAGTATAGCTAAAGAAATAGATGCGTATATATTATTTTTAGAAAGACAAATAAGAGCAATACAAATATTAAATGATCAAATTCAAACTTTAATCGCATTTTTCTCTAAAGGATTGAATGCGGCAGGTCTTTATTCAGCACAGTTTAATGGAGATGGAGTTGGTGATTTTAAAAAGAAATTGGGGAACTTAAAAGTAATACAAACAGCAAAAAATAAAGTACATGAAATAAGTTTGGAAACAGTTGAATCAGAAACCATATCAACAGATCCCTTTACTGGATTGGAAAAGAAAGAAATAAGAAAAGTTTTAAGACCAAGTATAACAGAGCAAGAAATAGAGCCCGATGGTATTCCTAAGAAATTAAGCGAACTTGATAATTTAAAATATTCTGGTGCTGTTGTGTTTTTTGCTCAAGGACCTGATATAGAAAAATTTGATAAATTCATGAACAGTTTTAATGGATTGTCAACTCTTGGAAAAGGATTTCTTGCAAATATGTTTAATAAAGAGGATAACATTGCTCAAAAAATAGAACCATATGTATGGGAGATTCAGGGACAAGATAAAGATGATAATTGGATAGAAATAGAGAAATTAGCGCAAATTAGTGATGAAGGAACTATAAGAATTAAATTTACAAATGATGCTAATGAATTAAAGAAATCTGATAGAGATGTAATTAATAAACAGATGGAAAAAAGTGTAGATTTTTCTCCGAAAATTCGGATACCCACATTTACAAATTCAGATACATTAACATCAGAAAATGATCCAATTGTATTGTATCACGGAACTTATGGCCCCTCTAGTACTGGGATAGGGCGATCAGCGTTTTCTGCTGATGCTACCTTTCATCAATTTGCACGACAGCCGAAAACTAGCTTTGAGGCAAGTCCGCCGGCTGATGAAAAAGGTATATTTGAGAGAGAATTTTATAATGTGGATTTAAAAACTTTAAAACCAATGACAAGATCCGGAGAATTTTATAAAATTATAGTTCAAACGAGTATTACAAATCAAGAAGGACAAACATTAAAAGATAGAAAAAATCTTGATATTGGATTTAAAATAAATCCTGTAACAGTAGATTTTGGAGAATTAATATAATGGCTAATAATGCAATTTCTAGAACAGGAACTCATACAACTTATCCATCAGGTAGCAGTTCTGGTGTTTCGGGTATTTGGGAATATAATAAATGGAAAGGTACGGGATCAGCAGGATCGTCTGGTATAACAGGAACATACCATTATTCTAATGATGATTTAAAAAATGGTTCTATTTTTACTGATATTGATAGTAAAATTTCTATAACATTTTCACAAGAAGTTGATAATAGTTCTGTCAAAACCTTTAATAAAGATATTGAAATACCCCTTGCTCTTCAGAATCAAAAAGGAACTATTGGTCTAACACATGCTGTTACTGGATCTGAATCAACAGCATCCATTCACGATGATAATAATCTACAAGCCTTAAAATTGACTTCTGTGCCGGAGGTCGTTTTTTCCACTACTTCAATTCAAGAATTTGTAGAAATGTCTTCCATTGCAGAAACGAGTGATAATATAACTTATGAACTTACCCCAAAAGCAAACCTTTCTTCTAATACAACTTATTTTTTAAAAATAGATACCACTAATTTGACTGATGCATCTGGAGCAGGAATTAGTTATAGTACTGAAAGGGGTTTTGTTACCGATAATACAAAAAGTTTTGTAGTTACTAATGATTATTATGAGGGATTTTCGATGCAAATTGAAAATGCTCCATTACTTGGAGAAGGGTCTACTGCGGAAGTAAGTCCCGACACTACTAACGCCTCTCATCCAAAGTTTGATAAGGGAGACACTATGAGTTTATATCGGGCAGATGGAGCGACTTCTGGAGCAACTGCTTTAAAAATTCAATCTATAGATGGAACGAAATTAACATATCAATTAGAGCCTGATTCGTATAGCATGAATGTTTCTTATACTGCCACAGATCCTATAATGATTACTAATATAAATCATAACTTAATTGATGATGATAAGATAGAAGTTTATGATATAGTAAGCGGAAATGTAGTTGCTATAGGAGAATATACAATAACAGAAATTACTTCAGATACATTTTCTATTCCTGTAGATGGTACAGGAAGTGATGCTGGTGCATTGAATTATTATAGAAATGTGAATAAAGACGATTTATTGGTATGGTCCGAATCAAAATCAGCATCAGAGACCACTTATACTATAAGAAAAAAAGTATTATCTGTTCCTATGAAGAAAGATAATAGTTCATGGCGCAATTTATTGAATAATACTTTTTCTACAATTAAAGACAGTACATCAGTTAGTTCAGGCGCAAAAGGAAAAATAATAAAAGCCAGTGGTTCAACTATATCATACGTTCCTGTCGATACTAATGGTACACTCACAACTGATACTTTTGTTAATAATTCTATAATTGATATTTCAACTTCTACTAATGATGTTAGACTTCATATAAAAGCGAATACTTCTCCTGAACATAATGTACATCCCTTTCATTCTTCTGCACCGAAAGTAAATTCTATTTTTCCTAAAGACGGGGGATCATTTCCAAGAAAATTGACAATTACACAAATTACAAGAAAAGGAGCTATTGCTTTAGTATCTACAAATCATCCTCATAACTTATTGGCTGGAGGTCTTATAAAAATTGTTGATTCTACTCAAGCGGTTTATAATAAGACAATACCAGTATTGTATGTTCCAACATCAAATACTTTTCAGTATGATATGGGATCAAGTAGTGGTTTTTCAGGTGTTCAAAGCCCCGCTCCTGGAAAGCCTAAACTTCAAATAGGTACAGGAGATCCGGTAACATATGCAGAAAGATATAATGCTATATTCGTAAATTTTAGTCAATCTATGAATACAAGCACTATTACAGTTGCAAACAGTACTCATTTAATTTCAGCAAATGGATCAACAGGGGATTTTGTAGCTGAAGAATCATTTGCATATGCACAAGATTCTGCTTCAAGTACAATACAATTATCAGATTCTGGATTTGAGGATATTGAAAGTTGTGTTTCTGTAATAGCGAGTTCAGGCAATTCTGTCTTTGCAATTGTACCTGAAATTCTTAGAAGAGAACATCGATACAAAGTAAAAGTAAAAACAGGTATTCAGGATTTGGGAAAAACAAATAGTATCTATGAATTTACAACAACTGAAGGTGTTGCTACTGGTGTGGTAGTTAGAGATCCACAAACGGGTGAAGAAATAATTTATTCAAAAGACGAAGATCCTCCAAAAATCAAAAAAATATCTTTTTCAAGTTCGGGAACTGATGGGGTTGCAGGAATGGTTTTAGAAAGTGATACTCTGTCTGAAATAACTTCTCCTGATGTTTATCAAGCAGTTGCTACTGACCTTAATGACGAGTCCTTATTGATTCAATTTTCTGAAAGTATGGACATAGGTTCAGTAACATCTGCAACATCTAATACAGATCCTACAGGCACAGTACAGATGTCTTCTGATAATTATAATACTGTTGTTCAAATGTCTGCAGATCCAGTTGTATCAACAACTGATGAAGATAATGATACATTTAAATTTACCCCCATAGCAAACTTATCTGCAAACACCACTTATACCTTAAAGGTTGCTAAAGATGTACGTGATGCATCAGCAGAAGAAAATCAAATGTTAACAGATAACGTGAGTTCTATAAAAGTTCTTACAGTAAATGCGGCTCCTTCAAGTTCTGAAAATTATTATGTTCCAGGAGAAATTATATCGGGAATTAGAACTTTAACGATTAAAGCAAATACAGGAACACTAATTCCAGGATTAACTGCTGGAGCTGAATTTTTAGGTTTAACATCAAAAGGTAAGGGTAAAGTTTTAGATTTTACTTTAGATTCAGGAGATATAGCAAATATTAGGTATACAGAATTGGCTGGTGCTGATGGATCTATTAAACCCCTGTCTCCTGGAGAAGTATGTAAAGTAAGTGATACTGTAAATTTTACGATTGATAATGTTGCAATAACTGATCCTCCAGCAGGTAATGTTGTTTCTTTTGTTTCAAGTACAAGAAAAATAATTTATAGAGATAATAGAGTAGATAATGAGTTTGTATCTGCAAATTCAAGTGCAGAAAGAATCGTAGGAAGAACATCAGATGGATATGCTTTTGCAAGTAGTTCTGGTACTGAGGGGATAGCAGGATCAGGATTTAAAACAGATACAACTGCAGTTATAGCGAATGTGTTTTTTGCAAATAGTGATGGAGATTTAGTTTCTCCTGTAGGTGGAAATCAAGAGTATATTGATGAGAATTCAAATCTTACTGTTACATTTAATCAAACAATGAATGTTGAAAGCATTAATTTTAATGTAGTTGATAGTATAGTAAGAGATCCTTATAATATATTGCTTTCTTATGATCCTCTATTTGGTAATACAATACCACTGAGTACAGATTTTACTTCTTCAAATAATGATACCGTATTTGAATTTCAACCAGCAATATTGTCAAATACAAGTTTACAATTAACACAAGATATGAATCTTTATGCTAGGGTAACACAGACAGCAAAAAATAAAGGTGGTATGAATTTGGCAAGTCAGTTTTCTCCTTCTGGGGATGCTGAGTTGAATCGGTGGCAGCTATATTCACCCAACACTTTTACATCAACAACCGCTTCTGTTTTTACACCAGACGGACAAGAAGTAGAATTGGGACTAGGAACTTCAGTATCTATGCCAAATCAAACTTCAACAATATCAAAAACAACTTCTATTATTATTCATTTTAATGAAGTTCCGCAATTCCCACCAGTACGCTCTCTGTATAATCAAATGGAGCTATCAACTGCTAGTAATTTTGCATCAGGAGTAGTGATTGTCGGCTCAAATCCAAGCCAGAGAATAACCGGCATATATGGAACACAAGTACACCTTCAGTTAGATGTGGTTTTGACTGCGAGTACTCAATATTATTTGCGATTCCTTGCCTGGCCAAGCCACACCTACATGGTGAAGAATGAAGGAGGTGTAGGTATATATCCTCCTGCTATATATTTTAATTCATTTACAACAACAGCATAAAAATATTCTAGAAAGAGACAACATGGCTTTAAATCAAGGTAATTTAAAACAAGGTATAGAAGACGCACTTAAATTTGGAGCGGTTTCAGGAGGAGGATATCCAGCAATTGCGGCAATGTTAGCTACAGCAATACATTCTTATGTATCACAAGCTGAGATTAAAATACCCATAACTACTGATGTATTGGGTGCTACTGGTCCGTGTGTAGTTGGCGCTCCTGCTGTACTTGATGGGGTGCTTGGCATAGCTAAGGGAACGGGCATAGTTCAAGCAGGACCAGGATCAGCTTTAATATAGAGTAGATTCAACTAAATAAACATATGGCTACAAATTCAACAGAAGAAGATGTTTATACTTTTGACCAGGAATGGGTTCGGTCAGGAGCGTTTCATCAGGCAAAGAAGTATCTGGAAGCGTCTATACCCAGAGATTTAACTTTACAATTTAATCATAACCCCAATACAGGAGACGTTGCTTTAAAAACGGGAAGTAATGCGGTAAAAAGTGCTTTAAAAAATTTAATTTTAACTAGAAAGTTTGAAAGACCATTTCAACCAGGTATTGGCTCAGATATAATGGACTTATTATTTGAACCAAATGATATAATTACTGAACAATTAATTGAAGATGAGATTAGAACTGTAGTTGCAAATTTTGAACCAAGAGCAAATATATTGAATGTGATCGTTGAGAGTGAAAGAGCGGGTAGTGGTTATCATATTAAGATAATTTTTTCAGTAGTAAATGAAACCGAGCCAGTAACATTTGAAACATTTTTAGAAGCAACAAGAGGAGAATAAAAAATGGCAGAAGCTACTAAATTAAGAGTTTCGGAATTAGATTTTGATCAAATAAAAAATAATTTTAAAAGTTTTCTTAAAGAACAAGATACCTTTAGAGATTATAATTTAGACGGCTCTAATATTTCCATACTGTTAGACATCTTAGCATATAATACTCATTATAATGCTTTTTATTTGAATATGGTCGCAAATGAAATGTTTATTGATTCTGCGACTACTAGAAATGCTATGATATCTTTGTCTAAATTATTGGGATATGTTCCAAAATCAAGAACAAGCGCAAAAGCAAATGTAAATATATCAATAACTCCTAATGATGCCCCTGCAAGTGTTACTATAGCAAAAAATACAAAATTTAGTACTGCCATAGAGGGTGTTAATTATACTTTTGTTTCAGATCAATCATATTCAACATCTGCAAATTCTGATAATGCAACCGTTACTCTTCAAAATGTTTCACTAATTGAAGGAGACCCCTTAACTTTTAACTATACTGCTAATACGAAAGATTCTTCACAAAAATTTACTATTCCTAATAGAGGAGTTGATCATTCAACAATTACAGTTTCTATTAAAGAAAATTCTTTTACTACAGAACTGTCCCCTTATACCAAGGCATCAGATTTGCTTGAAGTTTCTTCAACATCAAATGTATTTTTTATTGAAGAGGGCACAGATTTTTTAACAGAAGTAAAATTTGGAGATGGAGTTTTAGGAAGAAAATTAAAAACTGGTAACATTGTTATTATTGACTATAATGTTTCTTCTGGTTCTTTAGGTAATGGTGCAAATAATTTTGCAGTTGCATCAACTGCTGGAGGCTATTCAACAGTTACACTTGTAACTAATGATAAAGCAGAGGGGGGGTCAGATGAAGAATCTATTAATTCTATAAGATTTAATGCTCCTAGACATTATAATACACAAAATCGAGCGGTAACAACAGACGATTATAAAAGAATAGTATTAAGAGATTATCCATTAGCAGAATCAATAGTTGTATATGGTGGAGAAGATGCAGATCCCCCAGAATATGGAAAAGTTTTTATAGGCATAAAACCTAAATCAGGACTTCATGTGACGGATTCAGTAAAATCGAATATCAGAGATAATATTCTTAAAAAATATAATGTTGCATCTATAACACCTGTATTTGTTGATCTTGATTACATTTATGTTTTATTAACAACAACTGTTGATTTTGATTCACGAAAAACAACAACAACTTCACAAACATTAAGAAGCAATATTATAAAGTCTATAAACACATATGTTTCTGAAGAACTTTATAAATTTGAACAAACATTTAGATTATCAAAATTACAAACAAGAATTGATGATACTGATTCTTCTATTTTGGGTGATGATAGTGCTATTAGATTGAAAAAAATATTTATACCAACATTGAATACAAAAATGTCTTATACTTTAAGATTTAATAATGCAATTAGTCACCCTCACACAGGTCATGCCTCCACCCTGGCATCTACTGCATTTTCTATAACTGATGAAAAAGATATTTTACGACAAGATTGTAAAATAAAAGATCTTAATGGCATATTATACATTTATAGAACAAATAATGAGGGAACTGAAATTTTTGTTAGAGAAAATATGGGTACTATTGATTATATAACTGGAAAAGTAATATTAAATTCTTTTGATCCTGCTTCATATGCAGGTTCTGAAATTAGTATAACAATTATACCTGTTTTGGGTGATGTTTTATCTTTGAGAGAACAATTGATTACAATTCAAGAAGCAGATATTAATTTAAAAATGAATGATACTTCTATAAGCACTCAGAAAACTCAAGTTACGACATCCGAATCATCAACATCTCAAACAACAAAAGTGAATTATTAAAATGTCAGAATACGATTTCTTAAAAGACGAAGATAATATAAAATTAGTGGGTAAAATATCAAATTTAATTGATAGCCAATTACCAGATTTTGTTAAAGAAGAAGGAACAAATTTTGCTGACTTTTTAAAATTTTATTATAAATGGATGGAATCGCATGAATTAACTATTTCAACTGTGACTCAAGATGAATATCACTTTATTTTAGAAAGCGAACAGGGGGGTTTTGTTTTAGAAGCAACTGATGCCTTTTTATTGGAAAGTGAGAGACTTCTTACAAGTGCATATGATTTAAACGAAACAATAACAGGATTAACTTCGGGTGCGACTGGGACGGTTGATAGAAATACAAATACAGCATCAAGTAAAATTTATGTAACTGGAGTAACAAAAACAGATTTTGAAGTAGGCGAAATAATAAAAGGCACAAATAATCGAACACTTGGTACTGTAGTTAGTTTTCAAAAAAATCCCCTTTTTGCATCAAGAACATTATTAAAATCAAGAGATATTGATAGTACCACATCATCTATGCTGGATCATTTTACTAAAGAATTCTTAGTAAATCTTCCAATGAATTTAAGTGCAGATAGAACGCTTTTAATAAAACATATATCTGATATTTACAGAGCAAAAGGAGCAAGTACTTCATATGATTTTTTATTTAAATCATTGTATGATATACAAAATCTTATTTTTTATACCCCAAAAATAGATTTAATTAAACCGTCTTCGGGTAATTGGCAACAAAATCGATCTGTCAGAATTATTACTACAGATCCCATAACAACGTTTGAAAGTCATTCTATTACAGGACAACGATCAGGCGCAACAGGAATTGTAAATCGTATTGAAAATTTTGCGGCTGGAGTTTTTAATGTAACAGAATTGTTTATAACAGATATTGTTGGAACGTTTATTGTAGGAGAATCAATTGCTTCAAATGATGTTGATGGAATATTTGGTACTGGTGTATCACAGGGTTTATTATCTGAAGTTGTCATTACTCAAGCAGGTTCAAACTATAAAGTAGATGATAAACTTTCAATTAGTGGTGGAGGTGGTGTTGAAGCAAAAGCAAAAGTAACAACTGTTGGGCAAGGTGCATTAACTGATTTTACTGTATTTGATGGAGGAGATGGATATGTTGAAAATAAAAAATTAACAGTAAATAATTTTGCTACATTTGGAACTGGATTTGAAGGAAAAATTAAAGATGTAGTCGATTCTTTTACATTTTCAAAAGCTGAAGATATAATAGGAAATTTTTCAACAGTTAACATCGATGATAGTGCATATGAATTGAGTGGAAATCCCTTATTAGGTTCCGCAGGAAGATTAATTGATGCGTTAGGATTTTCTAAATTAGATGCAGGATCTATTAGTTCTATACAAACAACAGGCTCTGGTTCTGGTTATGAAGCTATTCCTCAAATATCAGTTACAGAGGAAACAACTGAAGATTTTCCAGAAGCATCTGTTCAAATTTTGAACTTAAATGCAGATCCTGATTCGCTTGCTACAACAAATGCGATTACCGGCTTTTTTGATGCAGGAGAAAAGATTACTTCAAATAGTGGAAATAAAATAGGAACGTTTTTTGGTGATGTGTTCACATCATACGAAAGTGTGATTAAAAATCCTACTAGAATAAGAGTAAAGAATATAAAATTTTTAGATGAACTGAGGACACGAAGGATTCCAGCGGCGCAAAGAAATGATCTGCTTGTAAATAATTCTTCTTATTTGGCAACCTCAAATCCATCAGTATATCATTTACGATTTGTTTCTGGTGGTTCTGGTTCCGTTAATACAATAAAATATAGACGAGGAATAGATTCAAGAGAACTTTTTAATAGTACAGATAATCTTGCAAAAGCAGATTGGTTTCCTACTTCTGGTGGCATACTTGTTACTGGTGGTTATCAAACATTAAATTTTGGTATTACATCACTTACTAGCGCCAGTACAACTGCGACCGCAGTAACATATGGAAAACATGGTTTAGAAGATGGACAAACAGTTGCTATAGTAGGAGCAAATGAAACTGAATATAATGGAAATGTAACAATTACGATAGTGAGTGATACCTCTTTTTCATATTCATTCGCTGGTTCTGCTACATCTCCTGCTACTTATACCACAATCGGCGATCCGGATGTACTGGAGACCGCCCTAGACACTCTAACATATAATGAAAATATTTCTGTAAAATTTACATTACCTTTTGGGCATACTACTGATGATGAATATGCTTTTTCCACTATTGATTTTGTTTCAAATGAAGTTATTACTGGTGCCAATTCGGGAGCCAGTGCAACTGTAAATACTGGTGTTGCTTTTTCTGCTGGAGGCGAGTTAGGAAATAATGCATCTGTAGGTGTTTCTGCGGCAGATGTTGGTACTGGTTCTATTAAATCAATTGAGATTCAAGATCCAGGAGTTGGATTTACCTCTGCTCCTCTGATAACAATGCCCGGTCTTGGATCAGAAAATGCAGTTTTAACTGCAAAAATTGGTGCAATGAGAGATGAGACAGGACTATATCTTGATCAAAATGGACAAGTAAGTTCTAATAAAAAACTTATTGATAGTGATTATTATCAAGATTATTCTTATTCCTTAATTGCAAATAAACAACTTAATGATTATCAAGAAATTATTTTTAAATTATTGCATCCTGTAGGAACAAAACTTTTTGGAGAATTTACACCTGATGCTGTTGAATTGAATGTTGGATTTGATAGTAAATTAAAATTTGAAGGAGGAGATTCTGCAATAAAAGAAGATGATGCTGATGATATTTTGTTAGAAGATTTTTCCGATCCAAGACATGATATAGTATTTAATAACAATCAAAATTTATCTTTAGGATCCATTACTTTAACAGGGGATTCTGATATATTACAGGGAAGTATAAATGCTTATATGACACTTGATTCTGGTGGAATCCTTATATTAGAGGATAATGACGGTGGTGTATGTATGGACTATGCGGCCACGAATTTTGGATTAACATATGCTGAAGGAGATCATGTAATAGTTGATAATGAACAATCTTTTGAAGTTTCTTATGGAGAATTAAGATTAGAAAATTATTTAGCAGGTACAATAACATCATCCTCATCAAATGTTATTTCTATTATAGGATTCGGTAATACTTATCCTAAGACTACAACCGTGCCAGATAATTTTAGTGCTAGTGCTAATTTTATTGTAAATAGTATAGTTACGCAAATAAGTGCTACAACAGAGAAAAAAGTAACTGGTCAAGTTCTTAGACATGAATTAGATGATTCAAATAATAATATATTAATTTTGCATTCATGTAATGGTCTGTTTGATGTTTCAAGTAATGCAAATTCTACAATCGGAAACACTTCAGTAATTAATATAAACACATATAATATGATTTTAGAAGGTGGTTCTGCTGATTTGACAGGATCTTTTGTATCAGAAGAAGATGGATCATCAATTATTGCATTAGAAGATAGTGTATATCAAAACAATGAAGCAATTACAACTGCGGCATTTCAATATGTAAAATCAAATGTAATTTTTGGTGTTGCAACAGATTTTCAGGCAGATTTTAGAATAAATGATAGAATTAAACCAATATCAACTTCACAAAATGCAAAAGTTATTGAAGTAATTAATTCGACATGTTTGATAGGAAATACTGCAATAAATACAGATATTTCTTTTAATATGATTTTAGAGGAACAAACAAAAATTGTTGAGGGACTTTCTCCGAACGCTCAAGGTGATTTTATTACGGAAAATAGTGATAACATTATTTTAAGTGGGTATCCACTCCAACCCCGCAAGTTTGATAATAAAGATATAGCGTTTCATAATTTGCTTGAATCAACAGTAAGAGGAACAACCAATGTAAATGGTACGTTGACAGGAAATACTAATTTAATAGGAACAAGTTCTTTTTTTGGTGAAGATTTACTAGTAAATGATATTATTACCTTATCTTCTGATATATCATTTAAAGCAAAAATTTTGTCAATAACTGATCAAACTTTAAATTTAAATAGAGCAATGGGTGACGGATCAATAGGACAAACTATAACCTTACACACAGTAAGAAATTTTGATTTAGAAAGAGATCAGGGCACTATATCTTTATCAAATCCGTATAATGGTTCAAACAATTTTATGAATTTGACGATTAACACAAGTGCTACAGGACTGATGCTTCTTGAAGATGGAATAGGTACTACTAATGCGGCGTATCTGGGTGATATATCAACTGAAGGTACTTTTAAATTTGAAATATTATCAACATTTGATAATCAAACACCTAAATTTGTACAAACATAAAAATTTTTTATTGGCATAAATAAAGATATGGCTAAACTAGTAACGACAGCATTTAAAATACACAACGCAGAACAATTCATTGAATCTCTTGAAGAGACTTCAGCAACAAATTTATATTTGTTTATAGGAAAAGTTCAAGAATGGGATGATGAAAATGCCCCACCCACTCCTAACGAAGCTGTAGCAAATACTTTATATAGTTATTGGGATCAGATGATTGCCGCAAAAAAAGTTACCCCAGCAGATGTTCAACATGTTATTACAAGAATAAACTGGGAGTCGAATACTGCATATACTGCTTATGCTCATACCAATCCGGATCAGGTGTCAAATAATTTTTATGTTGCTACAGAAGAATTAAATGTATATAAATGTTTACAAAATAATTTATCAAACGGAACTTCAACAATTGAGCCAACGGGTATAGGTACATCAGTTATTGAAGTTGCTGATGGATATAAGTGGAAGTACATGTATACAGTCACATCTCATGATACTTTAAAATTTGTAACATCTGAATATATTCCTGTACAAAAAAATGTAGATGCTAGACAAATTGCAGTTGAAGATGCTACTATTGATGGGCAAATAGATGTTATCAATAAAACTGCGAATGGTGATTTTAAAGTTGTATTTACTACAGGACCAAAAAATGCCGTGGGCGATGATCAAGATTTTATTGTTGGTGAAACTTTGCATGGTCAAACATCAAATCAATATGGATCCCTTGTTAGTTATACTTCTGAGGCAAATAATTTAACCTATGGTGTTAGTACAGGAAACACAAAATTCGCTAGTGGTGAAGTTGTTTTAGGACAAACATCTAATTCAAGAGCAACAATTTCTGTTGAACCAGTATCAACAT